ACTTCTTCTTCAAACGCTCGGTCAGAAGATTCAGTTTCAAAGATCTCAGCGTGCTCGTTTTCATAACGTGCGTATTCCATACCAAATAAAGCGTTGAGTCCAGGCTCTAGCTCTTTGGCTAATTGTGCTCTTGAAATAGCCATGAATTAACTCCCTTAAGCTAGACCAGCGCCTTTAACGCCGAACAAGTGGTTTTGAATAGTTACCAACACATTGGTATGTGCTGCGCTTACATCTGAATTTTCAGGATCTGCAGATATGTCAATTGCCTTAAGAGCAAGTGAAGTGGCAGTACCACCATCTGTTACCTGTAACTCAGCACCAGAAATACCAGTTACCGTGCTTCCTGCTGTCGTATAAACGATATCGAAGTTGCCGAACAAGTCTGCAATCGGGAACGCAATAGTAGCTTGGATTTCAAACACAACCATTGGATCATCAATGATGAACGCAATTAAGTCAGAAGCATTGGTGCTTGCTGGATAGAAGTTACTGAATACAGTCTTCTTGGTTGTTGGGTCGGTATAGGTGCAACCGTTAAATACACCAACGATAGGCACAGTGCCTGCGTCAGCGTGAACTTCTACTGTACCACCAGTAACTTGCATAACCATATCCCCTTGGAATATAGCAGTGCCATAGTTAGCAGCGATTCTATATCGGCTTTGTCCGCCAGTGTAGGGTGCTCCCCCTATCATCCGTGCTTGACGCATGCCAAATGCGGCATCTTGATTAGCCATTTTTGGAATCTCCTAGTTAAACACAATCAAAACGAGGCTATTTTCTACCTCGACCAAATGAAACCTGCGTCTTTCTCTCGTTAGAGATTGGCATTGCAGGATGCTCATCGCGCATCAAATCATTGTCAACAGCATTCATCTGTTGATTAGTTTGCTGCTCAAAGTGAGCATTTCTTTCGTTCACCGTTTCTTCAGGTATTTTGGTAAGCATCAGACCACCTACACCCACAGTACCGGCATGACTTCCTTCGTCTAAGACGGGGAGATCATAGCCTTGGATCTCGCTAGGATGTACAGGTTCGTACCCCTCACGAAGTCTCATGTGGACATTGGTCTTATCTGCTTCACCGCGCATGTGGGTTCTCACCCAACGATACTTCATGCCTGGAGGCGGTTCTGGTGTTTCCAATGCTTGAGGTCTACGCCATGGCTTTCTAGCTTCAGTAGCTGTTCTTTCGCTGCTACCTCTGGGTGCTCTATTAGAGCCTGCCTTTTGCTCGTCACTCATGATCGTTGTAACCTCATTTTCTGTTTTGCGTATTCTTTGTACGGAACTCCAAGCTTCCTTGCTAATGCTTGTTCACTTGGGTTCAGTGCAACTCTACGAGAGTTTTGATTGCGTCCACTTCCAGTCGTGCGCGATCCAGAGACAACCGTTTGGACGGATTGTTGATTGCCTCCCGCGAAATTTTGCTCGTTAAATTTCTGAGGTAACTCAGATCTCATACGAGAATCAATTTGAGCGTAGTACTCATCAGACTCTAAGTCAACACCTTGGTCAACCAAGTCTTGGTGAATAGCAAACGCTACATTGGTCATTACTTTATCTTTACCGAACCATTCATTCTTTGTAGCCCAGTCTTGAGACTTACCTGAAGGTTCTTGAGATTGCGGCTCTTGATATTGCGGCTCTTGATAATGCTCTCTTTGCTGATCAGCATATTGCTGCGCTTGATCCCTAGAGGTACGCTGCTGTTCCTGCCAATCTGAATACTGAACCTTGTAATCTTCAAGTTCTTGCTGATACTTAGCCAAAGCACTTCTATCAGCTTCTGCCCGTGCAATAAGCTGTTGAGCATCTGCCATAGCTTCAGGGTCACCTGACTCATACGCAGTCTTAAGATTTCTTTTAGCAGCTTCAGCTTGAGTGTCTACACGGGTAGCAAACTCATTACCGTAGCTTTCTTGAATCTTAAGGTTTTGTTCAGCGCCAGACGCTTGAGTGTTTTGCAATTGATCAGACAGTTGTTGGTTCTGATCCCGCAACTCTTTTGCAAACTGCAGGGCTTGTAGTTCCCTGCGTTGATATTCCTTAGCCTGCTTAACCGCTTGGTTAATTCTGCTTTGTGCAGTTTTTGCCTTTACTTCAGCTTCTGAAAGTTCCTCTTCAGGATTTTCATACGGAGCATCAAACTCTTCTTTAACAGAATCCTCTGTTACAGGAGCAATGTCCTCCGCTTCTTCTTCAGAAAACTCAATTATTGCGTCTCCCTCTTGAAGCTCTTCCTCAACTCTACGGCCTGAAGGCACTGCGGCCTTACTTACAGAGCTATCATCGTCTAGCTTAGACAATGCCTCTGTTAATGTTTCTTCGCTCATATTTCACCTATGCAGACTTAATGTCATCTGGATTAAGAATAGTTCCAATAACCTCATCGTCGTTAATGATGCGGACTTCATGATCATCCTCTAAAGAGAATCTTGAGCCTGCATAACGACCAATAAGAACCCAATCGCCTTTTTTACACCAAGGTTCATCACCAAACTTGTCGTAATCTTTGTAAGCCAATGGCCCCATTTTCATTACATAACAAACAGATGTGGCTAGATTTTCTTTATCTAACGTAGATTGGATTAATTGAATACCACCATCAGTCGTACCTTTACCTTTGTAAGGGAGAACTAATAAACGATACCCAGAAGGGTTTGGCATTCTTTCAACCAAGGACTTGTCTAGCACAGAAGGGTCTAATACCTTCTCTTCTTCACTCACATATGCGCCCAATACGGACGGTTTTGCGACGGCATCTAATAATAGATCACTCATCGAGGGAATCTCCTTCAATCTGCAACGCTTCTTTTAGTTCATCACGCAGGGTGCGAAGCATCGATAATTCACCCATTGCAAACTTGTAGTCCTCCATGTCCTTAACATGGCCAGACGTTATGTAGTCAACGTGAGCTTCCTCAAATTGATTAAGCTTTTTGTATATGTATGACGCTAAAGATATTGAATCCATTTATCTTCTATACGTCCTGATTCCATCAGCACCGTACCTGCTACTACCTGGATTCTCATTTACATTTATCTTTACAGGTTGAGCGTCTGGCGTGTAGTTGGTGTTTCCTCCGCCAGTATTACCGCCTTGATCTGGAAGCGGCTCATAAACAGGCGCAGGTCTTGGGAAGTATGTTGGGAAGGAGTCAGTAGGCTGCGGATTGTTTTGAGCCATACCTGCGTATGGATTCAATGCCTGCATAGGCGCTTGCCCCCCATACCCACCAAAAGTACTGCCAGGTGGTTGTGGTGGTTGTTTAAAACTTTCAGCAAAGCTTGGGTTATATGACTGGCCAACGATGTTACTTGATATCGACATGTCTGGCGTACCAAGTATTGATCCCTGCGGAACATACCTTCCTTCAAACTTGTCTGGCATAGGGGGTTGCGGAGGCGCTATTGGGGCAGCTGTTGGCGCAGGTGCAGTCGCCGCAGTTGGCGCAGGTGCGCTGTACGTTGCCCTTGCTGGCTTACTTGCTTTCCATGCTTCAAGATCTGTTGCGTATTGTTTTTTCTGTTCTTGATATGCTTTAGAGGCTGTTGCCATTCCTCTTCGTACTGGTGGCGCTTTCGGCTCAGACTCCATCCAGTCGATATAAGCCGACTCGAAAGATCCCCCACCACTGCCACTAGTTGGACCATCACCAATGCCTGTTCCAGGTTGTGGGCCTCCAGGCTGTCCTGTTCTAGGCATGCTGCTGGCTCTGGGCAGTATTCCACCACTGCCGCTAGTCGGGTATTCAGGAAATTGAGAAGTTTTTATAGGATCTGCGTCACCAAACAAATCTTTAAGCTTTTGCCTTACGCTTGGGTCTAAGCCAGATGTAGGAGGCTTAGGGGGTTTAGGCGCTTTTTTAATATCTAAAATATCTTGAAGCCGCTTACTACCTGGTAGTTGTTTTGCAGTGCCTCGCCCAGTGCTAGGAGATTTAGCTGCAACAGGCTGGCCCCGTCTTATACCAACAGCAGGCTTTGCTTTCTTAGCAACGGTTTTCTTTTTTCCAGCAGCCTTTTTCGCCTTCTTTGGCGCAGCTATGCCTTTTCAGTAATTCTCTTGAAATTTACGCATCATTTCTGGAGAAATGCCTAGGTCACCTAAATTAATTTCCATAACTAATATCTCGGTCTGATCGACTGG